ATCTAAAACAAAAATCAGCCCGCAGGAAGATAAAACTCCTGCGGGCTGTTGCTGTATGCTAATCGTCTTTGTCAAAGCCCTGTGACATTACAATATAGCTGATAAATACTAAACCGAATATAGAAAGTGCTATCAGAAGTTGATCTTTGATATTGCAGATTATCAGAATAAAACCGACAATAAGAATAATCAATCCTAAAACAAGCCAGAAGGTTGTTATTGCATTCTTGCGGGCACTGTTAGTGTCCTGATAGATGTCATAGCGACGATGAATTCTCCTGTTGCGATTTCTTACAGAGGGCATTTCATCCTCCTCGTTCATCATATCTTCAAAAAGCTCGAAGGTGAAAAAATCATCAAAGGCATCGTGCTTACCGTTTCCGTTCCAGTCAAACATAATATCGCTCCTTTCACAAGGACTTTGTTTATGTTGTTATTGTAGCATAGACAGTGTACAATAAAAAGGACAAATATCTTAAAATTAGAATAACGCTGTGTATTTGTTGCTGACAATTTCAAATAAAACGAGTATAATATTAATGATATTTTTGTAAGGGTGGCGTTGCTGACGTTGCCCTTATTTTATTAAGTAAATTTATAATTTTGTGCGTTCTCCTCGCAAGGCTGACAGCAAAAAACAAGCACCGCAATCAAATAGGCTTACTGTGACTTTCAGTATGTTAAATTTATTCAATACGGCAAATAGGACGAATCATCTCCCATAGCATCAAAGTGTCGCCTGTAACGGCGAGGGATAGTGAGGTCTGAGAAATATCCTATATCAGACAGAACGTGCGAAATAGCCGTAAATCCATCGTTATAGAAGCGTGTTATACGTTTCTTCCTGTCGGTAATTCCGCAGTAGTCATGCGGGCATACGAATGTCCATTCGGCAGAGCGGTCGTCAACTATTACTCTGAAATATTTATCAATGTCATTCTGGCTTATGCCGAAGTTTGCAAGCAGTATATGATGCTCAAAGCTGTCGTCAAGCCGTGACATAAGTACAGTTTCACCGTCAAAGGATATTGCAAATATCAACGGTTCTTTTTTAGCAATATATTCATTTACCGTTTTTTCGTCCGGGTATTTACGATATGTCATAAATTCACCTGATTTCCGTATTTAAAAGCTGATTCCGAATCTTATATATTAATTATAGCATTTCCGTCAGAAAATTGCAAATCCTGCCTTGGTGCGTTCTCCTCGCAAGGCTGACAGCAAAAAAACAAGCACCGCAATCAAATACGGTTTACTGTGGTGCAAAGCCGGTGACCGCAAAAAAGTTGTCAGCGATGGCAAGGCTGACGAGTGCAGTACAAGCGAGCAGCCTTGCCGAGCGTTACTTTTTTGCGAAAAGGAGGAACAGTGGAGCGGGTGACTGATTTTTTATAGCATAAAAAATCGGAACAAGCGTAACTCGTTCCGACGTGGCACGCCTGATGCGATTCGAGACGCACCTGTGCGTTCTCCTCGCAAGGCTGACAACAAAAAACAAGCACCGCAATCAAATACGGTTGATTGCGATGCAGTTTTTTGGCACGCCTGATGCGATTCGAACGCACGACACATAGCGTCGGAGGCTTAGGCTCTATAGTCTGTAGATTGGCTATACAACTGGCTTTATAAGCTGTTTGACTTGCAATTTGACTAGTGTTTGACTAGTGTTTTTATATGCTCTTACGTTGCTTGTCGCAATTTTGCATTCAAATGTTCGTTAAATTTATCGATATTTTTTGCCTTGTAAGTCTTGTCTAAGTGCGTGTAAATTTTGAGGGTTGTGGATATATCCTTGTGGCCTGCCTGCTCTTTTGCTGTCATAATATCCACACCTGCAAGATACATCAAGGTTATAAATGTATGCCGTAAGCAGTGGGCTGTGAAAGGTTCAATCACGAACGGAACACCACCGGGCTGAAAACGGCTTGTCGGTTTGTCGCATAATGTGTTATCAAAATTGCCGTGCTCATAGTTCAGGACGGACATATAACTTTCCCACATTCTGCGCCAGGACGTGTTGCTGTGCATCTTGTCATTTGCAGTCCGGCATACGAGAAAGCCGTCATGCTCCGCACCTTTCAGATAGTCAACGAGCACATCGGGAATATAGACAATTCGTTTTGAGCTTTCGGACTTGCCGTAGTTTTTGACTTTAGCCTGATTGCCTGAGAACTCTACAAATCGTGCTATCTTGATAGTTTTACTGCTTAGGTCAATATCATTCCATTGAAGCGGTATGAGCTCGCTCTTTCGCAACCCGGCATACATCATGATCATTGCGGCAGTCTGGGCTCTGTGGGGCGTAGTTCTTATCCACTCCTGCTCTTCATCGGTCAGAGCACGGCGCTCCTCCGCAGGCTTTACCTTTGCAGGAAGTTTTACATTCCGGAAAACGTTATAGTCTGTGGCTCGGTTCTCAATAGCCAGGTCAATGACACTTACCGATATTTCATACACCGCTTTAATTGTTCTCTTGGAATAGTCCTCCTGAGCCATGTCTATGAGAATATCACGCAAATCCGATGAGGACAGTTTTGCTATCGGAAGATTATACAACGGTTCAAGGTGCTTGTAGTAGCTCTGCGTATTCTTATACCACTGTTCCGAAACGTCGGGTTGCTTGTATTTTATCCACTTTTTGCCCCAGTAGTCGAAGGTTTCACGGCAAGCATCAAGATCTATACCTTTACCAAGCTTGATTTTAAGCGAGTTGGACTTTTCTTCGACTTCTTTCTTTGTGTTTCCGTAAACAACACGGTATTTCTGCTTGCCGTTGTTATCGGTACCGATATAAACCGATTGCTGATAACGGCCGTCCGCACGTTTTTTCATATTTACACCTCCTATAATATTTCCCCGCTTGTTACGGCGGGGAAATATTCATATATTTGCGTTTTTACCGTAGAATATCTTGCCGCTTTCTAAGTTCTTTTTGTAATAGCAGGATTTAGAACGGATTATATCCGGGTGCAAGCACTTTTTAGCATCTGAACACTTCAAATATAATCCGCAACACCCAAAATGATCTGTTGGCTCAAATATTCTGACATTCTCATCAGTAATAAGTTCAGCAGCTTTTACAGCTTCGTTTTGTGTGTGGAATGTACATTGTATGAAATTCTGAGGGCTTTTCAGCAATTTTGTACCTGCAGGAGATATTTCAAGCGTATCATAAACTCTTTTATTGCAAGAAATTACCGTGAATTTTGTATTCACTTTGAAGAAAAGACATTTTTCAAAATAGATCGAATACCCGGTAAGTTTGTCTTTGCTTTTGTTTTCCTGTATGCTGAAAAGCCCGTTTGAACATTTCCATTTTGCTGAAACTGTGACTATTATGTTTTCTAAAGTAGTTTTACAATCTAAATCTTCGGGTTCATTTTCAAATAATGCTACCTGCTCTATCATAACTGCACATCCTTTTCTTTTAGTATCATAATCGGATAGCCTTTGCTTCTGAGTTCAATTGCTTTCTTCGCCTTAGTGCCATAAGTTCCGCAAGCCCAGCTGTCAGAACCTTTTTCGCCTATAAGAAGAATGTCGGTTTTTCTTGTAACGTTACTAACTACCGTAGCACCTATTTCAGACAATCTTTCTTGTACTTCTTGCTTACTCCCATAATCAAAATCACCGGTCAGACAGATAGACTTGTTGCTAAGCTCTATATCAACGGCTCCTATTTCTGCATTAAGCGGATTGATTTGTGCTTTAAAAAATTCGAGGAGATAATCGAGCTCGGATTGCTCTATTATTCCGTCCTCAATCACTTTCCAGATTGCGTTATTTATAATGTCGTATGGGTAATTACCTGCGAGCTGTTCGTTATTGTTCATCCATTCTTCAAGTCTTAACAGTTCTTCTTGTGTTAGAATGTCATCGCAGGTTATGCCTATCAATATGCCGTGCAAAGTTTGTAACCCTTTTGTAATAGGATTCAGCACTCTTTGTTTCGGCGGCTTTATTTCAAGTACAAGAGCGGAATGATTTTTCAATGCTGTCATTAAGCTGTGAGTATGGTAGCAGTCTGCAAGAGCTCTGTGATGTATACCGCTATCTTTTATTCCGAGCTGTATTATCATATCTTCGAGCTTGTGGCTGACATCGGGGTATTCTTGCTTGCATGCAGCCAAAGTATCGTATGTATCATTTTTAAAATCAAGCCCATAAGCAACGCATTTTTTACTGATGAAATTAGCGTCAAATGCAATGTTATGTCCTACGACCGTATCATTATCAACAAATCGCAGAAAATCAGATAGGGTATCGTCAAGCTCTTTTGCATCTGCCAACATATCATCTGTTATGCCGGTAATCTGAGAAATAGTTTTTGACAACGGCTTGCTCGCTTTTATAAGCTGAGAAAATTCAGCAACGATTTTGTTATCACGAACACGCAAAGCACCGATTTCGATGATATTATCATTGTCCGGCGATAAGCCTGTTGTTTCGATGTCTACTATCGAGCAGTCGTTCAGTTCCTGTATATTCATTGTTGCACCTCCTATTTCAAACGCTTAATAACAACGACTGCTTACTGCAAATATGTAATCCTTCGAATAAAAAAAGAAAGGTTTTATCGGTACTTTAGTCTGCTCGTAGTTCCAACAAGCGTCAAACATTTTGTTTTCGATATCGAGTAATGAATCTACGTTAATACCTTTGCGTTGCTGTTCAGAATGTGACATCAATTGTATTTTGTCAATATCAGTACCACTAAGATACTGCCATATTTCGTATGACAAACTGGATATTCTATTTTGCACCACAACGGTAGACACATTGTACATATTACTTAGTTTTTCCGATAAATCAAAAATTGGCATTGAGTGCTCGTCAAATGTTTTACTTTCATTTCTAATTATCGGAAGTATTTCTTTGTATGGCATAAGAAATTCAGCTGCACCCTCATTTGCAAGCCTTTCAATATAACTATTTTGATTAGGTCTAGTATTTCCAAAACAATTCAAAGTAGTTCCAGGCTCATCAACAGTCAAAATGTGTGTTAGTTCATGAAATCCATGATAGTTTTGTTCGACAAACGACTTGTTTTCGTTTAATAGTATAACATGATTCTCATCTCTGTTTTTAGCAATTCTAACAATTCCTCGCAAATCATACGTCGAAAAAGGAAGTGTTTTTATCTTAACATTCTTAAATTTCTTACATAATTCAAAAATATCAAGAGGATAATCTGAACTAGAAATATTAAACTGGACTCTTTTTTCTGCGATTAACTTATATAGTTTTTCCTTAGTGTAGTAACTAATAATTATTCCTCCTTATTGCCCTTATCTTTAAGTTTCAAAATCATTGCAATTGCCATTTCAATATCATTAGGGTCTATTCCATTGTCTTGTGCTTTTTTTGCGAAACTAAAATAAATATTATTCACTTCATTGTTTAGATTACTATCGTCACCTATCAAATCACTAACTGAGACGCACAAAAAAGTTGCAATTTCTTTTAAGTATTTATTGTATGATCTGCTTTTTCCGTTTTTCCATGCTGAATAAGTACTTTTATCTAACCCTAGATAATCGGTGAGTTCTTTTTGTGTTTTATTTTTTTTAATAAGCAATTCTGAAATTTTATCTATTATCTCCATATTTTCACCCTCCTTTTTGTTGGGATTTAACAAAGTTGAAAAAATAACAACTTAAAGGGTTGACAATTGGAATAATATCAACTATAATATGCGTATACGGTTGATGAAATTCCAACTTTTCTTTAGTTCAAGTTTAGCTGACAGACTAAAGGAAAGTTTACAATTTTTAAACTTTGTTGATTTAATAGTAACAGTTTTATCAACTTGTGTCAATAGTATCAAACGAAATTTGTTGATTTGCTGAAAGGAGGTAGGAATATGTACGATGAATTTAGGCATTTTGCCAAAGAAAATCTTAAGAGTAAGCGGATGACATATTATAAACTTGCGAAGAAGATTGGTTTTACAGAAAGCACGATTAAATGTTTTATGTGCGGGGCAAATAACAGTCGAAAGGTTGCTGAAAAAATTGCAGATGAATTAGGAGTAAAACTAGTTTACTGTGATAAAAAGTACATACCATTTTTTAAAGATTAAAGGAGGACATACATGAACAATTTACAGATTTTCAACAACGCCCAGTTTGGCGAGATAAGGACAATTGATGAGAACGGCACAGTGCTGTTCTGTGGCTCGGACATTGCAAAGGCACTCGGGTATTCAAACACAAAAGACGCACTTGCAAGACATTGTAAAGAAGATGGGGTAGTGTTTCACGACCTCATCGACAACATGGGCAGAGAACAGCATGCAAAATTTATCAACGAGGGCAATGTCTACCGCCTGATAACGCACAGCAAGCTTCCTGCGGCTGAACAGTTTGAGAGCTGGGTGTTTGACGAGGTGTTGCCAACAATACGCAGAAACGGTGCATATATGACAGACGATACACTTGAGTATGCTCTGACGTCTCCGGACTTTCTGATACAGCTTGCAACAAAGCTCAAAGAAGAAAAAGCAAAGCGTATAGAGTTAGAAGCACAGGTTGAGCAGGACAAGCCTAAAGTGTTATTTGCAAGAGCAGTCGAAACGGCACACACATCCATACTGATAGGCGACCTTGCGAAAATCCTTAAGCAAAACGGCGTTCAGACAGGACAGAAAAGGTTATTCGAGCAGTTAAGGCAGGACGGTTATCTGATAAAGGGCGGCAATTCGCACAATATGCCCACACAGAGAGCAATGGAAATGGGATTGTTTGAAGTCAAGGAAAGCACGGTGAACAATCCGGACGGTTCGATAAGAATAAATCGTACAACAAAGGTAACCGGAAAAGGTCAGACATATTTTATAAACAAATATATGGCGGTGTAAGTGAGGTGCGTTATGTACAAAAAGACACAGTTCCCTGAGATGATGAATACGGAACAGGCGGCAAGGTACATCGGAATAGACACGGGTACCTTGCGTAAATGGGCAAGGAACGGAGATATTCCTGCTCACAAGGTAGGACCTAAGCTCTGGCGGTTTTTCAAGTCAGAGCTCGCAGAAAGGATGGAGATGAATGAAAATAGCTAAGATAATCGCCTACATACTCTCCCAGCTCCTGCGCTTGTGGGTAACGGCGTGTGCGGCAGTGATGATGTATGTTCCTATGTCGGCACTGGCTTACGCAGAAAGGGGCTATCGTGCGGTCGGCGGCGAGATGTTACCCGTTGCAATAGTCGCTGTTGCGGTCTGGTACGGGCTGGGATGGCTTATGCGGGAGTGGTACAGGACGATGAGAGGAGGACGCAAATGAAAGCAAACGACCCTAACGCCCTACTCGCACGTGACGCAAACGAAGCAGCAAGAGCGGGGCTAAGCTATGGTGCGTGGCGGTCACTCAAGGACAGTCAGAAGCTCGCCGACAAGGTACACTTCCGCAGGGCACAGCAGGTGGCAGAGATACAAAGAAAGAGGGGGAAGAAGAAATGAAGTTTAAAGTTAGCACAACGGTTGCTACTTACGAAGAAGTAATGGCAATTGTTCAAGCACTTGCCGGCATTGTGAACAATATCAATGTAACAGACTGCGAAGGCGAGGAGGACGAAGACGATGTATAAATGTGAGCGTTGCGACTGGACAGGCTCGTCCTCGGAACTCGGACATTACACCGAGTATCGTGGCGAGTGTCACGGCGCACCTGCGTGGGAAACATTACCGTGTTGTCCGGAGTGCGGATATGATGTTGAGAACATCGAAGAAGAGTAAAAAAAAGAGCTCCCGTAAGGGAGCAAAACAAATATTTACGCAAGACCAGTATAACACTGGCAGGAGAAAAAGTCAATGGATATAAAAGAAAAACTTACAGCCGAGCTGAAAAACGTAAAGCTCGGCAAATATGAAAACGTTGTTAAGTCCTATGTGCTTGACGAAATCTGCATTTTTGCAAAGCAGAACAGCGAATTTGCACAGGCTATAGAGCAGTCGGACAAGTCTTTTGCCGACTGCCTCAGGGCAAGCGTTGCAGGAGTTAAGGAACACATATCCGATCTCGATTGTTACAAGCGTGCAGTAGCATTTTACTTTCCCGGTGCTGACATCAAATGCACTATGACGCTTGATCTCGGTGATAACGGATTCAGCAACAACGAAACGTCCACAGAAGCAGACAGCGGCAAGCTACAGCTTGACCTTGACAGCCTGCTTGACTTCTGAGGTGCGGCAGTATGACAAGAAAAGAAGCCGAAAGCTATACAGACAATTTTCCGCCGCTTACAGCGGAGCTTGAACGTGAAATTAGAAAGACGTTGCCGATGAAGTATCTTATTATAGATAATGGCGGCACAGCATATTGCACGGCATGCGAAGAAAAGCTGTATCCCGGTGAGTATGACAGCTCAGTTAAACATAGGCAGACTACTTTCTGTACAAGCTGTGACGAAACTGTCACTGCGATATACAATTATCACAATTTTCACGGCTCGGTTGTTGAGTGCAAATCAAATGTCGGAGTGTTTCTGTCAGACGACAAGACCGATAATCTGTACATACGTTTCTATACGGTTACGCTGCTTTTTAACGCTCGTGAAATTATGCCGCATATTGCAATCAATGAGGTTCAGCGGTATTTATTCACGGCAAATCAAGCGTTCCGTTATGGTCCTAAATACGCATGGGAGAGTAAAAACGGTTACTATGCAAAGGTAGTGACAGGCTGGGGGCTACGAGCGGAATTTAGCGAGCCTGTATTTCCCAATTATAGCAGTTACAGCTTCGTTAATTTTCCTGCATTAAAAGGAACAGCTTGTGCTCATTCGGCAATAAGCGAGAACTTCGGAAGCATATCATATCTGAAATTCTGGCAGGCACACAAAAATGTTGAGGCACTCATTAAGTGTGGCTTATATAGCAGTGCTAAGTACAACGAAGACATGATCGACTGGACCGAAACCGAACCGCACAAAATGCTCGGCGTAACAAAAGATGTTATGCGGGCAATCCGCAAAGGGCAAATCGGGTACAGAGACTATCTTAGAATAAAAGAAGAATTTCCTAAGATTACCAATCTCGACCGTCTTATAGAAACAAATAAACATATAGGATATTCATTTGGTACACTCGACAGCCTCAAGAGAAAACTCAAGACCGACAAATACGAAATTGCGAAGTACATTTTAAAGCAGAATGTAAATATCGACGATTATTCGGATTATGTTCGTATAATGCAGAGCTTCGAAGCCGATTTCAGCGACAGACAGATATGCTTCCCGAAAAATCTTAAAGCGGCTCACGATCGTGCAGAAGCTATGCGACAGGCACGGGAGATTGAAGAAAAAGCAAAGAAAAACGCTAAGCTGGCAGAACAGCTGAACACTTTGAAATTAAAGCGAAAGATACTTGAATTCTCGATTGGTGATTACTTTATCCGTCAGCCCGTCAGCACAGACGAAATAGTTGCCGAAGGTCAGAAGCTAAGCCACTGTGTCGGCGGATATGCCGAAAGACACGCAACTGGCAAGCTGACAATTATGTTTCTCCGCCGAAAATCTGCACCGGACGAGCCGTACTACACGATGGAGGTATCAAACGACTATAAAATAGTCCAGTGCAGAGGTTATAAAAACAACTGGGTTACAAACGGCGGGCAGGAAAAACCACAAGAAATAATCAATGTCGAAAAGATGTATCAGCAGTACCTTGACGGTATTGCAGCGAAAAAATCAAAAACAAAATCAAGGAGGAAAACAGCATGACAATTTCAGAAGTTCATACACTGCCTACAGACACAGACGATTACGTCAAGGCAGCAAACCTTAATTACCGCATCAAAGCGGCGGCACAGGTAGCACAGCAGAGCTTGTATGAGATGTGCAAGGGCTTTAAAGAAATGAGGGACAGCAAGCTCTATAAAGAGCTGGGGTATCAGAATTTTGAAGAATATTGCGAACAGGAAACAGGGTTTAAGAGAGCCAATGTATATAATTACATAACTGTTGTCGAAAGTCTTCCAAAAGAATTTGTCCAGACGTCTAGACAAATTGGAGTAAGCAAACTGTTATTACTGACTAAACTTTCCGAGAAAGAACGTACAGAAATAACCGAAAAAACCGACCTTGAGAACACCTCCGTCCGTGAGCTTGAGCAGCAGATACGGCAGATAAGAGCAGAAAAGGATAAGGCAGTAGCCGATAAGTCGGCCGCAGAAGCCGAAGCATCCGCCGCCGCACAGCAGGCGAAATCACTTGAAAAAGCCAAGAACACATTGTCACAGCAGATAGCGGCACTCGAAGCCGAGATAAAGGAGCTTGAAAACCGCCCTGTTGAAGTTGCTGTCGAGCCGGCTAAGGACGGCGTTATGGACAAGACAGCGTTTGATAATATCTGCAAAACTTATGAGCAGCAGCTTGACAAGGTGCAGGAGGACGCATTACAGGACACTATCCGCTTAAACCGTGAGCATACGGAGCAGATGAACAGTCTTAAAGCCGAAAGCGAAAAGAAACTTGAAGAACTCCGCAGTCAGCTTGAAGCCGCTAAGCGTGAGCAGTCGGAACTTACGGTGAGCGTGCCCGACAGCAAGGAAACATTTAAAGCGTACCTTGCAACAGCTATTGATGCGGCAAAACGGCTCTGCGAGTTCATCGACAATAATTCCGCAGACAGTAATCACGATTTGTTTGTCAGCAAAGCAAAGCAGTTTTTCGAGAAAATGACGGAGGAAATCGTATGAGCAGTACATTATATGATATAACCGGCAGGTTTGCCGAGCTTTTCGATGCGTTTGACGCTATAAATGACTATGAACCGGATACCAATGCGGACGGTGAGTATATAGACGATGACGGCGAGGTCATCGCTGACCTTGAAGCATACAAAGCCGATATGCTGACAATGTGGTTTGACACTCTCGAAGGCATTGAGGGCGAGTTCAGTGAAAAGGCCGAAAACGTCGCCTGCTTCATAAAATCCCTTGAGCGTGAGGCAGACAGCCACGAGCTTGAAGCTAAGGAACAGACGGCAAGAGCAAAGACAAAGCGCAAAAAAGCAGAGTTTCTGAAAAAGCGTCTGTTACAGGATATGCAGGCAATGAGGCTGAAAAAGGTCGATATGCCGAAAGCAAAAATAACGTTCTCAGAGGGACGTGACAGTGTGGTTATTGACGATGAGCGGCAGTTTATTGACTATGCCGAAACATTCAACGAATCGCTGATAAAGTACAGCAAACCGACCATATGCAAGTCAGAGGTCAAGAAGCTGCTCGACAGCGGAGAAAAGCTCCCTGCCGTACATCTTGAGAAAAAGCCGTATATAACGATAAAGTGAGGTAGCTATGAGCAATATATTTACACTCGTAACAAGAAAGAAATCAAAGGCGAGAATTGCGGTCATGGGACCGTCGGGAAGCGGTAAAACGCTTTCGTCGCTCTATCTCGCAAAGGGCATAACAGGCAACTGGGGCAAGGTTGCCCTTATAGATACAGAACACGAGCGTGGCAGATTCTATGCCGATCGTCACGATCTCGGCACGGGAGAATTTCTCTATGCCCCGCTTACACCGCCGTATTCGCCCGAAAAGTACATAGAGTACGTCAGACAGGCGGCTGAGGCGGTCGGGGAGGACGGCGTAATAATAGTGGACAGCTTTTCACACGCATGGGATAACGAGGGCGGAGTGCTTGACATCAAATCACAGATAGCACAGCGTCAGGGAAAGAACGATTATACCGCATGGGACGAGGCGGGAAAGATACAGAACAATCTTGTCAATACCATACTGTCGGTCAACTGCCACACAATCATTACACTGCGTACCAAGATGGGCTATGCTATGGAAATCAACGACAGGGGCAAGACCGTTCCCGTCAAGATAGGACTTGCGCCGGTGCAGCGTGATAACACCGAGTATGAATTTGACATAGCATTTCAGATAAACCGTGAGCATATCGCAAGTCTTTCAAAAGACACAACATTCCTCGATAAGTGGTCGGGTGTTATCACCGAAGATTTAGGTGCTCAGCTCGGCGCATGGCTCAGCGAGGGTGCAGAGCCCGACAGATGTGAAGAATGCGGCACTGTCATTATGCCGACACCTAAGCATACGGTAGCGGAAATGGTTGAAAGCTCGGTTGCAAAATTCGGCAGAAAGCTGTGCATAGCGTGTGCAAAGAAGGAGGTCGAAAAGCAGAATGCCGCTAAGACCGTATCAGAGTGAGCTTGTCGAGCAGACAAGGCAGGCGTGGCGTGAGGGTTATCACGCTCCCTGCATTGTTCTCGGGTGCGGCGGCGGTAAGTCGGTGATAGTAGCAGAGATAGCACGGCGGACTACATTCAACGGGAAAAAGGTATTGTTTCTTGTACACAGGCAGGAGCTTGTTCAGCAGATAATAAGGACGTTCATACGCTGGGGCGTTGATATGAACTACTGTGACGTGATGATGGTGCAGACCGCAGCACGGCGGATAAAAAAACTGTCAAAGCCTGCGCTTATCATTACAGACGAAAATCACCACAGCCTTGCGCTGTCGTACAAGAAAATCTATGATGCTTTCCCCGATGTGCTTCGTGTGGGGGTAACGGCAACGCCTGTCCGCCTGAACGGTGACGGTCTGGGTGATGTCAACGACAAGCTGATAATCGGGCCGTCTACCAAATGGCTTATTGATCACAACTGTCTTGCACCGTATGACTACTATGCACCGTCCGTAGCCGACTTATCGGGGCTTCATATCAAAATGGGCGAGTTTGTTACGGCGGACGTTGAAAAGGCGATGATCAAAAAGGCTGTATTCGGTGATGTTATCGGATACTACAGACAGCTTGCAGACGGTAAGAAAGCCGTCTGCTACTGCTCAAGCGTTAAGCACTCGCTCGCTACCGCCGAAGCGTTCCGAGAAGCAGGCATAAACGCCGTACACATTGACGGTACAACTCCCGATGCAGAGCGTAATCGTATTATTTCGGATTTCAGAGCAGGACGGATAACGATACTTTGCAATGTCGATTTAATATCGGAGGGCTTTGACGTTCCCGACTGCGAATGTGCGATATTGCTCCGTCCCACTCAATCTCTTACGCTGTACATTCAGCAGTCAATGAGATGTATGCGCTATCGACCGGGCAAGCGTGCGATAATTCTTGATCATGTCGGCAATTACGCACGCTTCGGAATGCCCGATGATGACCGCCTGTGGTCGCTCGAAAAACGCAAGCGCAACATAAAGAAAGAAGCTGCAGAGAATGCCGAAAAGGTGAAACAGTGTCCCGAATGTTACTATACATTCGGAGCGCCGCCGCCCGGTCAGCCCTGTATCTGCCCTCACTGCGGATATGTTTTCCCGGTAAAGAGCCGGGATATAGAAACAAGCGAAAGCACCGAGCTTATTCATATCGAGGGCTTCAGGCTGGATTTCAGCAGTCCCGATGATTGTTCGTCCTATTCCGATCTGCTTGCATACGCAAAGAAGAAAGGGTATCAGAGGGGCTGGGCGTTTTACGAAGCAAGAAAGAGAGGTTTTATCTATTGACAGAAGAACACAGTATCCAGAATGCTGTCAGACGTGCGCTGTCCGAGAACGGTTGTGTGATATTCCGCATTAACGTCGGCAAGGGCAGAACATTTGACGGCAGATATTTCGACACGGGCGTACCGGTCGGATTTTCAGACCTGTTCGGCGTAAGGCAGTCGGACGGAAAGGCAATATTCATAGAGGTAAAGACAAAAACGGGACGTGTTCGCCCCGAACAGAAGAATTTTATTGAAAAGATGCGCCGTTCGGGTGCTGTTGCAGGTATATGCAGAAGCACAGAAGACGCAATAAGACTTATAACGGAGGATAAATAATATGGCATTTTCACAGAACAATTCAGCAGCTACGAGTGCACTCAAGCCCGAAGGCAGATATGAAACGATAATCACAAGCGTAGACGAGAAAACATATAAGAGCGGCAGTACATCGCTGAGCTTCAGACTGACGATAAGGAATGATATTCCGGAGCAGAAATACGGCAACGCCTGCCTGTTTTATCAGATATGGAAGGCTAAAGAACCTACAAAGGAAGACCTTGCGGTAAACGGTTATACGTTCGGCAGACTTATGGCAGTAGGCAAGGCCGCAAAGCTCACTGACGGCAAGGAATACAAGGATCTTGCGGAATACTGCGACGATCTTGTCGGCAAGTGTGTGATAGCTGTAGTAAAGCACGAAACGGACGATAAGGGCACCACAAGAGAAAAGGTAAGCTATCTTGAACCGACACAGCACCCCGACTGCAAGCATAAGTTCAAGACCGCCGTGACCGCCGATACCGTATCAGCGCCGAAAAACGAGAGCTTTGCGGCAACCGCAGCAACGGAAGCAGTTACGGAAGATGACGGTGACTATCCGTTCTGATGGGGGAAATAATGTACGAATATATTCCCAATGAGCTTAAAAAGCTCTCAAACTGGGTGTGCTGGCAGGCTGTACCCGATGAGGCAGGCGGTAAGATAAAAAAACTTCCGATCAATCCTCATACGGGCGAACTTGCCCGCTCCAACGATCCGTCCACATGGTCGGATTTCAATACGGCTGTAGCGGCTTCGGCAGGTTTTGCAGGTGTCGGATTCATGTTCGGAAACTGCGAGTATTTCGGTGTGGATATTGACGGAGTGGGTGACGAGATAGCCGCATTCAAAACCGGCGAAAACAACATTATCACCGAATTTATAACAACACTCCAGTCATATACCGAGCTGTCGCAGTCCGGCAAAGGCATTCACATAATCTGCAAAGGAAACCTGCCGAAGCAGGGTCGCAGACGAGGCAATGTCGAAATGTACGAAACAGGCAGATTTTTCGTTATGACGGGCAATCCGTGCGCCGAATATATGGATATAAACGAATGCACAGAGGCTATCAAGGCGTTGCACGAAAAGTACATAGGCGGAGGGCGTGAGCCTTCCGCTGTACCTCGTGCTTATGCGCCGGCACTTCCGGCAACCGCAAATGATATTATAACTCTCGCCGGAAAAGCAAAGAACGCACCACGCTTCAATGCGCTTATGCAGGGCGATTATTCAGGATATGTGTCACAGTCTGAGGCTGATATGGCGCTTTGTAATATGCTTGCGTTCTGGTGCAGGTGTGATGCGGATATGATGGACTGTATATACAGACAGTCGGGGCTTATGCGTGAGAAATGGGACAGACGGCAGTCGGGCAGTACCTACGGTGCAATAACGATACAAAAAGCCATAGCCGACTGTGAAAAGGTATACGAACCGGCACAGAAATCACCGCAGTTTACGGCAAGGTTCACAGGTGAAAGCTCTGTTGTACACGCAAAGCTCGATACGGCACAGGACGAGCCTGTAAAGCTGTACACTTTTGATGATACAGGAAACGCAGAACGGCTTATAGACTTATTCGGCAGGGAGATCCGCTACAGTTATACAGACAAGCGCTGGCTGTATTATGACGGCAGGAAGTGGTGCTACGACAACAGCGGAACAATAGAGCGCATAGCCGATAAGGCTGTACTTGCGATGAAGGCAGAGGCTAAGGCATACGAGCAGATGGACGCTGAGGACGGCGGAGATATGGCAAAGAGCTTTGAAAAACACCTGAAATCAAGCCGAAGCAACAAATCAAAATCTGCAATGCTGAAGGAAGCACAGCATCACGTTCCGATAGTGCCGGCACAGATGGATAAGTACAAGATGGTGCTTAATACTCCGAGCGGTGTTCTTGACCTTAAAAGCGGTACGCTGAGTGAGCATAAGCCGGAAGCATATTTTACCCGTATCACGTCGGCGGAGTACACAAGCAATGCCGACTGTCCGCAGTGGCTGAAATTTCTTGACGAGATATTCGGCGGCGACAAGGACCTTATACGATATGTTCAGAAGGCGGTCGGCTATTCGCTGACAGGCTCAACGGCGGAGCAATGCGTATTCTTCCTGTTCGGCACGGGCAGAAACGGAAAATCAACGTTTCTTGATATTATCCGTGCAATTATGGGCGACTACGCAAGCAATATCCAGCCGGAAACAATAATGGTACGCAGTAATCAGAGCAGTGCCATAAACAGCGATATAGCACGTCTTAAAGGCGCAAGGTTTGTTACGTCTGTAGAGCCTAACGAGGGCGTGCGTATCAACGAGGGTCTGCTGAAGCAGCTTACAGGCGATGATATAGTTACTGCCCGCAAGCTGTACGGCGATGAGTTTGAGTTCAAGCCCGAATTCAAGCTGTGGATGGCGACTAATCATAAGCCGATAATCAGAGGCACAGACACAGGTATCTGGCGCAGAGTGCATATGATACCGTTCACTGTACAGATACCCGAAGAAAAGAAAGACCCACGTCTTAAATATAAGCTGTGCCGTGAGCTGCCCGCTATCTTCCGCTGGGCAGTAGAGGGGTGCGTACTGTATCAGGCTGAGGGGCTGCATATGCCGAAGGCGGTAGTCGCTATGGTCAAGGAGTACCGCAGAGAGATGGATGTTATCTCCGCTTTTGTCGAGGACAGGTGTACAGAGGGCAAGGACTGCTATGCGCAGGCTAACGTGCTTTATGCGGCGTATGCGCAGTGGTGCGATGACAATAACGAGTATAAGATGTCAAATACGAAGTTTGGTGTTGAATTGTCGAAAAAGTATCCTAAGGTGCGAGCAAAAAATGGTAATTGTTACATCGGAATAGCTATAAGCTGAAAGGAGGGTGAAGGGTGGTGAAGGGTTTAAGGGTTTTTCTAACCTTTCATACGGAAAATGAAAAAAATAAATATATATAAAAGGTGTTGGAAAACGGGCAAAACCCTTCACCACCTTACACCGAATGATTATGAAGAAGATAAATTTCAATGATCCGGCAACATTTGAAAAGCTGGAGCATATGGCATACGAAAACACGCTTGATTATACCGACTTTCCGCCTGCCGAGTATAAATACTTTGATAAGCTGTCACAGCTTGGTAGTATCTACCGCAGTGGTCAGCTTCCGAAGGGACTTTGCAAAGAGCGTAAGGACGCATATCTTTGTGATTATCGCAAGGACGCAGACAAAACACGGAAAAATCACGAGGCAGAGGTCGGATACCAGGAGAATATACGAAGGTCGGACGAGCTGAGATGTGAGATCAACAGCACAAGAAATCACGATGCCAAGCTGATGCTTGCGCTGAGGTGTATCGAGCTGATGACCGGCGAGGAAGGATTTGAAAGGAGAAATTTGAATGAGTAGTTTTTACGAGTGCGAAATGAGACCCGGTTGCGTTGCCAGCCACAATAGGTATGGCAGTGTTACGCTTGTCACAGCTCTTGTGACGGAAGATTATCCTCAGCTGTGGGCTGTAGAGGCAAGAGATGGTGAGTTAAAAATTGTGCGTGAGGATGATTTGTACGATTTCGGATACTATGGGGAGTGATAGAATGACAAAGCAGAAACTTAAAGATTACCGCTACACCTGCAAGTGTATCAAGCAGCTTGAATCAGAGTTGAACGATGCGGCAGTAACCGACAGCACGCAGGGCTCACAGAGCGAATATCCCTATGTCAAACATAGCGTCACGATTTCCGGCGTTCCCGATACCGATACATATCTTGCCAAGAAAAGAAGGCTGTCTGAACTTAAAGCACAGAAAGCAGAAGTAGAACGGTTTATTGAGGACATTCCCGACAAGCAGACGAGAGATATGTTTAAGCTAAGGTACATCAAAGGGTATAAGTTAACGAAAACTGCTGTAGAAATCGGCGGAGATAATACACCTGACGGAGTAAGAATGAGAATAAATCGATATTTAGGTTAATGTTGTTCGTTTTGTTCGTTTTAAGGGTGTTATAATTTAAAATGACAAAATATAAAATATTTTTAATGAAAACGGAGAACATATGTTGACAAATAATGCCGAAAAGGATATAATTAACAATAAGAACGGAGGAATATATATGAAACCACGTGTTTTTGTTAGTTCTACTTTTTATGATTTGAAATATGTTCGAGAAGATTTAGCAAGCTTTATTCGCAATCACGATTTTGAACCAATTATGTTTGAAGATGGAGATATTGGGTATGATACAAATAAAGCTTTAGACGAATCATGCTATGAAGCAATGCATACAGCTGATATGGCAGTACTTATAATTGGTGGTCAATACGGCTCTAATGCGAGTTCTCAAGAATCTGAAATTGTGGATAGCTTTATATCGATTACTCAAAGAGAGTTCGAGACAGCGGTAAAAGATAACATTCCAGTGTTTGCATTTGTCGATACAAAAGTGCTTTCTGAATATAATATTTATAAAAGTAACATGGAAAAGTTCGAACGAAATCCTAAGTATATTGAATTTCATGCAACCAAAGATGTGCGAATTTTTAAATTTATTCATTCTATTTTTTGCCCAAACATGATACCGGTAAATGAATTTACCAAAATATCAGATATTAAAGATTTCTTGTCAAAGCAATGGTCTGATATGTTTAAAAAGTATTTAAAACAATGTAAGGAAGACAAAGAAATTGAAACCATAAAGACTTCTATTGCAAAGCTTGAAAGCATTGTTAACAGTATGACAGTTATGCTTGATGCTGTAGGTAAAAACGTGCTTAAAGAAACACCGAATGAATATAATGTTATCAAAGAAAAACAGCAAGTAACTGAAATCTGTAACATGATAAAAGATGCTGTTTCTTTCGAGGATAGAGCAGATAAATCAAGTCAATCCCCGTTGCCAAATAGACTTATTGACTTTATTTTTGATGTGAATAAGTATATCAGCAGTGTACGTGGTGCAGATCAAGATGCAGAATATGCAAGAAATGAGACTTATGGACATAGCCGTTTTATAGAACATGTTCGTAATTTGGGAATGAGAAAAGATTTGTTTGTATTTTTTGTAGATTCTGAAGCAATACCAAATATATGTGAAAATTTAAATAATGAACGAATTAAGAAGCTTGTTGCTGAAGAATTATCAAATACTGATTTTAGCTTTAAAAGGAAGATTAGATTTCGAGCCTAATTAATGAAGCCCGGCACAACGGTGTCGGGTATTCTTATACCCAAAAGAAAGGACGGTGTACCGCCAATGACCGAAAGACAGAAGAAATTCGCCGAATACTACGCTCAGTGCGGTAACGCCGCCCAGAGTGCAATACAGGCAGGATACAGCAAAAAGTATGCAAATACTAATGCTTCAAAATTACTACAAAATACTACAATTACGGAATACATAAAACAGCTCACCGAAGCCGCCCAGACTGCCCGAATAATGACGGCAAGAGAACGGCAGGCGATACTTTCCGATATAGCTAAGGATAAACAGAACGAGCTGTCGGACCGTATCAGAGCTATAGACACGCTGAATAAGATGACGGGGGAGTATGTGGCAAAGATACAGGCAGAAGTCAGAACTTCTGACAAGCTCTCCGATGTATTTGCTCAGATAGGCGGTGAGGGGCTTGACGAGTAGTTTTCCTCTGTCACAGAAATATATCGACTTCATCAACAGCGTGCATAATGTGACAGCGGACTTTCTCGAAGGTACTACCGCAAGCGGAAAGACAACCGTCGGTGCAGGCGTAAAGTTCATGCGTATGGTGTCCGCAAGCCGAAAGAAGCTCCACGTTATCGCCGCAAAGACAACCGGCAAGGCAGAAGAAACGATTATTCAGCAGGACAACGGCATTCTTGATCTTCACGCAAATGCAAAGTATTTCGGCAACGGCGATAAGGATTATAAACTGCCGCATATCAAGTTCGAGGGAAAGATAATCTATGTTCTCGGATATGACAACAAGGATAAATGGCAGATGGCACTCGGCGCTCAGTACGGGTGCGTCTATATCGACGAGATAAATACCGCCGATATAGAGTTCGTCCGTGAGATGTCTACCCGAAATGATTACCTTATGGCTACTCTGAACCCCGATGATCCGGGCTTGCCGGTGTATAAAGAGTTTGTCAACCGCTCACGGCCATACAAAAAATACACCTGTGACGTGCCAGATGAAATAATGAAAGAGCTTACGGAAGAACCTGTGCCGGATTGGCGGTACTGGTTCTTTACTTTTCGTGATAATCTTTCGCTGACCGATGAGGACATACAGCGAAAGATGCTTGCCGCCCCGAAGGGTACTAAGCTGTACAAGAACAAGATACTGGGCTTGAGAGGGCGTGCAACGGGGCTTGTTTTCGATTTACAACCCCGTAATATAATTTCACTCGGTACGGCGCAAGGCTTTAAATTCGAGCGGTTCTCGGCGGGTTTAGATACAGCCTACTCGCAGTCTTCACCTGATACGATAGCATTTACATTTGTGGGAATCACGGCGGACCGCAAATGCGTAACGCTTGACGAGGAAACATACAACAACCGTGACCGTCAGATACCGCTTACACCGTCCGATATTCCGAAAATCTTTACCGAGTTTTTAGAGAAGAACCGTAAGCTGTGGGGCTTTGCAAAAGATGTCTACATAGACAGCGCAGATCAGGCAACGATACTCGAATGTCAGAAATTCAAGCGGCTTTCGGGAAGCCTGTATAACTTCATACCTGCGTTCAAGAAAACGAAAATAATCGACCGTATTCACTTGCAGTCAGCGTGGCTGGCGGCAGGTGATTTTTATATCCTGGAGCATTGCAAAAATTACATAGCGGAGCTTAACATATACAGCTGGAAAGAGGATAAGGCAGAGCCGGAGGACGGCAACGATCACTGCATAAACTCCTGCCAGTATGCCTGGCTTCCGTTCAAATCACTTATAGGGAGCGTGAAAACAGATGAAATTTGACATAGGAGAGAAAGTCAGACAGATGTTTCTGAACTGGCTCAATATAAATCCTGCATCGGAGCAGACCTTTGTCCTGAACGAAAGAACGGGGCTTATGGCGGACATTCTCCGGGCAAAGCTGTGGTACAGAGGTGACGCATATGAGCTGTCGCAGTTCTTCAAGCAGCTCGGTTGCGGCACAAATTCTTTCTGGGGGAGCGTTCCCGATAACGAGAAAGTCCGCAAGATACACAGCGGCTTG